GATGCGCTGCGCGTACTCGTCGTCAGAGATCACGACGGGCACATCGGGGCGCGGCGCGTTGATCACGGCCAGCCAGTTGTCGTAGCGGGCCTGACACATGGCCTCGATCTGCTCGGTGCTGTACTGGTCGCGGTCGGCCTGATCGGCGAAGTGCAGGGCGTCAGTGAAGTTGGCGATGTGAAACTTGACGACGACGGGGGCGGATTCGGTGAGGGTGATGTCAGGCATAAGACCTCCGGCCAGCAAACAGATCAGGCGTTAGCGGCCGTCTTGGTGTAGGTCGACACCGTGATCGCCTGGTTGTTGGCGACATTGACGTTATCCACAACCATGTCACCGCCGAAGGTGATCGTGACGCCAGCGCCGACGCCGGCTTCGCAGGTGTGGCTGAGGGTCACCGTGGTGCCGGCAACAGCCAGCACCCTGGCGCCGGTCGGCACGCCGGTACCGCTGGCATGCATGCCGACCACCACGCCGGTGGTGGCGGCGAAGTTGAGAATGTTGCCCATGGCAGCAGTCAGCGCGCTGGTGACCAGCGGAATTTCGGGTGTTACCGTGCCCTGCTCATGACAGGTGGTGCCGTCGGTGGCGTACATGCGGTAGCTGCCCGCGTTCGTGCCGGTGCCAGCCGCGGCCGTGCCCGTTAGGGTCCAGGTGATCCCGGCTTTGTCTTTTACGCCATTGGCCGACGCATTCATCCAGTTCGCCGGCAGGGTTCCCGCCGCAATCGCCGAGCCGATATCGGCCGCTGCGCAATCGGCCGGCAGCGTGGTGCTGGCAAAAAACTTGAGCACGGCAGAGACGCCGATGGCGGTTTCCTCGGCGTCGTTCTTGGCGTTGCGGACGGTGACGGACTGCTGTCTCATGATGTTCTCCTGTGCGTTTGCGGTGCGGGGTCGCGCGGGTGGCGACTAATCCTGGTTGTCCTGTTGCGGGCCGCCGGGCGGGGTATCCGTTCCGGCTTCAGTATCCTGTGCGGCAGTCTTCGGCGCCGCGTTGCCGGTGTCGTTGGCGGCGTCGCTGGAGAACACCAGGCCCTTCTCTTTCGCGGCGGAGCGCCAGGTGGTGATCTGCTCGAGCACGTCGCGCGGATTGACGCCGCGGCGGCGCATGACTTCGATCTCGGAGGCAAAGCCGTTCTTGGCCAGCAGTTCCCATGCCATCGCTTCCTTGTACGGATCGATCCAAGGCATGGCCTGGGCGATGTACAGGGTGTCGTCGGCCAGATCCTCCGGCACGTCGGCCGGGCGCGGCACCACGCCGGACAGGTGGGCGACCTGGACAAAGCGTTCCCACACCGGCTGCACGAACTGGCCGGTGAAGTCGTCGGTCATCACGGCGTAGTTGATCCACTGCTCGACCAGCTCCTGGCGCTGGCTGCTGAAGGTGCCGCCGTAGTCGCGCGAGATGCTGGAATAGCTGGCGTTGCTGCCGGCGGCGACGGCGCGCAACTGGCCTTGGCGGAAGGTGACGACGTTGGGGTTGGGCCGCTTGCTGTCGATCATCCCGACTTCTTCGCCGGGCTGCAGGTTGTCGATGATCATGCCCGGGGCCAGGCGCATGTCGCGCGGCTTGGCGGTGCCGTCGGCGTATTTCTCGATGCTCTCCGGGTTGTACAGCTCCGGCGTGCCCTTGCTGATGTAGGCAGTGAGCATGGCGGCGATCTTGGCCGCGACGCGCTCGGACTCTTCGTAATCCTTGATGTCTTCCAGTCGGGTGATGACGCTGGCGAACTCGGAAACGCCGCGCAGTTGGCCGAGCCGATCGAGGAAGGCCAGGTGCAGCATGCGGTCGGCGCCGATGCGCTTGAGGTCGCTGCTGCCGCGGCCGATGGTGCTCTCGCCGGGGTGCTTCTTGTACACCCACCAGCCGACCGGCTTGCCCCAGGCGTTGCGCTCGCAGCCCTGGCGAATGCGGTCGCCGTCGGTGTAGTCCATCGGCACCATGTCGGGCTCGAACAGCTCCAGGCTGTAGGGCACGCGGGTACCGTGATCGAGGAAGGGCACCGGGCCGATCAGCTCCTGGGCGAAGGATTCGCCGTCGCGTATCCAGGTGCGCGCCATCATGCGGCAGGCGCGGCCCCAGTGCAGCCGGCCGGTGACCTCGGGTGCACGTATCCAGTCGCGCCAACCTTCGCGCAGGGCCTTGGCATACTCTTCGTGGATGGTGCCGTCGGCGCGGCGCGGCTGCGGCTCAATGCCGATGCCGTTGGGACCAACGGTGTTATTGACCAGCGTGCGCAGGATGCCGCGCGCGATGTCGTGATTCTGGTCGAGGTGCCGCGCCTGGGTGCGGATCGACACGGCCCCCTTGAGCACTTGTTGATCAGGGCCGCCGCTGTCGCGACGGAACTTGCGCTGGCGCGAGGGCGTGGCGGCTTCGTAGGCAGCCAGCACGCCGCGCGCGGCGCGACGGCGCAGGCCGGCGTGCGGAGCGAAGTACTCGACCAGGCCGTCGATCCAGTTGCCGCTCATTCGTCCATCCTCGCCACGGCAAAAGTGGCGCCGCCCAGGGATGGCGTGCCAACGGCCTTGCGGGATTCGGCGGCAACCCGCGCTTCCCACTCCTGGCGGCCCTTGCGCACCTCGGCCAGGTCTTCCATCTTCAGCAGGCGGTCACCCAGGCGGGCTTCCTTGCCTTCCAGAATGGCCTGCTCGGCGGCCAGGTACTTTGCGAGCATGTCGGTGGCGGTGGTCATGGTCGGCTACGCTACCGACTTGCGATTCCGGTTTTCAGGGGGGAAACCGGAATAGCAGTGCATTGAGCGCCATTGAGCGCCATTGAGGTGCATTGCGTTACGCTCGCTTACCCACGATCTCGTATAGCCGCGATTTGCTGATGCCGTGCTTCTGGCAGACCTCGTCCCGGTTCTGCCCGTTGAACTCGGCGCGGATCGCGTTGTCGCGCGCCTCGCGCTCGGCCGCGGTCTGTTCGGCCAGGTAGTAGTCGCCGAGGCAGTGGCCACGGAAACGGCGGCGCATGCCGCGCACGATGGCCGCGGCGATCTGCGAGGCGAAGCCTTCGTTCATGCCGATCTCTTCGCGCACGATGGCGGTGAATTCGTACTGCAGGGCGACGGCGGCATCGTCGCGCTTGGTTCGATCGGTCATAGTCTCTCCATCCATTCACTGCGGCCGAGGCCGGACGCGGGACGCGGCGGCGGTAGCGACGTGGGGTTTGCTGCAGGCGGCGCCGGCAGTGCCGCCACGGTGGGCGGCGGTGCAGACGTTTGCACTTCCGCCAACGTCGGCGCCGGCGCCACGGCGGGCGCTTCGATCAGCAGGGTGCTCTGGCGCAGGCGGATCTCGTCGTAGTCCCATTGCGCCGGCTTGCGCACGTGCAGGCGCAGGTGGCGAATCAGGTAGATCGCATACACGGTGCAGTCGAGCACTTCGTTGCGGCGGTCGGTGCGGGCCTTCCACATGCGGCGCTTGGGATTGTTGCGCGCCGGGATCTTGATCTCGGACAGCAGCTGCTCGTAGAAGTCGGGGCGCACGCCGTCATACCAGTGCATGCGGCCGGGGCCGTTGCCGGTCAGGCGCACGCGGCCGCCTTCCTGCGCCCAGCCGAGGATCATGTCCTTGGCCTTGGCCGTGCCGACGATATGCACCTGGACGCCGAAGCGCGAGGCCTTGGTGGAGCGATGGTTCGGGTCGATGGCTTTTGCCGGCCGCCAGATCTCGACGCGGCCTTCGTTGTCCGGGGCGCCCTTGAGCGCCAGCACCTGGCGATCCTGCCGATGGTGCTTGCGCACGAAGCTGTAGGATGCCTCGGAGGTCTGGCCGTCAGAACAATCGATGCCGACCGCGACGATCGGCAGCGCCATGTCGCCGGGCAGGCGCACCTGTTTGCCCAGCAGCTGCTCAAGATCGATCCACGCGCCCTGGTAGGCGACCACGGTCTGCCCGTGCAGCTCGCCCCAGAAGGCGAGCCACATTTCTTCGCCGCGGCCGACCACCCACACGCAGACAGCGAGACGATCGTGCTGCACGTCAACCAGCAGCAGCGCCACCAGGCCGCCGGCGGGCACGCTCCATTCGGCGTACTTTTCGGCGCGGGCGCGCAGCTCGTCCTCTTCGGGCAGCTCGCCCTTGTATTCCCAGGGCATGCCGCGCGTGCTGTTCCAGTAGGCGACCATGTCGGTCGGGTCGCCCTGCTCCATCTGGTGCAGCGCCTTGACGTATTTTTCGGCGAGCTTGGGGATGTAGCTGCCTTCGAAGGTGCTCTGGAATTCGTTGAGGAAGAAGCCGCGATCGGCGCTATCGACGGTCGGCTCCCAGCCGTAGTGCGGCGCTTCGAGGGCGGCGCGGCGGATGTTGGCCACGCGCGCTTCGTCCGTCCAGACGCCTCCACAATGCGGGCAGGCGTAGTAGGCCTCCTCTGGCCGGCTGCGGCCGAAGACTTCGCGCACCGGGTAGCGCTCGTCGATGTCGGGCGCGGCCAGATCCTCGGGCGACAGATCGAGGCCGGGAATCACCATGTGATCGTGGTTGATCTCGTGCCGCTCGCCGCACTCATGGCAGGCGACCATGAAGCGACGCTGGTCGGTGGTGCGCATTTCCTTTTCGATCTCGCTGGCGCCCTTGGCCGTCGGCGTGCCGCCGATCAGCTCGAAGCTGCCACGGATGGCCTTGCCACGCTCGCGCAGCATCACGATCGAATTGCCCTGGCCCTTGACGTCGCGATTGGTGTCGTCGGGCTCTTCGACGTAGCGGATCTTCGCGCTGGTGCTCTTGACGTCGGACGGGCTGTTCGAAGCGACGAACTTGATCAGGCCGCCCGGGTAGTGCTTGCGCGTGGCGCTGTTGCCGTCGCTGCGACTCTTGAGCTTGATGCGCCGAGCCAGCGCCGGCGTGGCGCGCACCATCGGGCTGAACTTCTCGGCGTCGAAATCCTTGGCCGACTTCTCGCGCGGGAACATCGCCACCTGGACGCAGGGCTTCCAGTGCGTGTAGTAGCCCATCAGCGTGCAGACGATGCCGGCGGTGTAGGCGATCTGCGCCGACTTCTGCACCGCGACACGCTGCACGCCGCGTTCGCCGCAGGCCGCCAGGATGCCACGCAGGGCGGGGATGTTCTCCAGGCGGAACGGCCCGGCGAAGTCGGGGTTTTCCTCCGACGACAGCCGGCGGTATTTTTCCACCCAGCCCAGCGGCGTCAGCGGCGGCCGCGGCCGCAGTTGCGCGAACACGCGACCCAGCAGGGCGTCGAGCGCCAGGGTGGCCCAGCCCTCGACGTCGCCGGAGATCGCGGCCGGGTTGTTCATGCGTCGTCGTCGTCCACGTCGTCGGCATGCGCCCAGTCGGCAACACGATGCAGGAAGGCTTCGAACTCGGCCTGCAGCAGGCGCTCGCGCTCGTCGGCATCCGGCGGCAGCTCGCGCGCCAGGCGCGGTACCGCATCCAGCCAGGCCTCACGCGCCGCGACGAATGCCGCCTTCAACTTCGGCTCCAGCTGGTCGGCCGGGATCAGTAGGCCGCGCCGCTCGGCGTTCTCCATCTCGATCTTGTCCGCCTGCACCCGGGCCAGTCGGTCCTGTGGTTTCTCCGACTGGACCTTCTTTACCTCCCGGCTCACCAGCCATTCGATGCAGGCCTCGGTCTCGAATTCGCTCGGCACACCAGGCCGGCCGCGCACCGCGACCGGGAAGCCCTGCTCCTGCCACTCGACGATGGTCTTCGGAGCCACCCCGAACACCGCCGCAATGTTTTCCTGGCCGCTGATGTGCATCTTACTTACCCCCTAGACGCCCAAATATCTGGCGAATTCCCGGGGTCTTTTAGCGCCGTGTGCGAGGAGGCCCGGGAGTACCTTTGAAAACTGATAGAGCTTGACCTTGTCACTTTGCGAACCCCTTGAGGACTGCGCGCAACTGGCGCTGGAAGTTGATATCGAAGCGCTGTTGCATGACCGTGCGGATCACGCTATTGACACGGCGGGTGTTGAACATCTGGGGAACATCAATCGTTGTCAGCGTCTTGATCGGCATGCGCGACTTACCCTCTCGGACGAACACCGCCCGACCACCGGTCTTCCGGTTCGTTGCGATGAACGCTCCCTTGATGGACTTGCGGCCACCCGTCCGCTTGATCTGGAACTTGAGCTGCCCGAGCTTCCCCTTCTTGTTGCGCGTCGGCTCGCTGGTCACGAAGTGAATCAGGTTCATTCCACGCCAATCGTTGTTGTGCAGGCCGCCTGCCCTGGTAGCCATGAGCGATGCCGAGAACCGAATACCACCGCCCTTGGCCTTGGCGTAATCGACATCGAGACGATCCTTGGCATCGCCCACCTTGACCCGGAATTCCTTGCTGATCTGTCGGGCCATTGCCGTCTTGCCCTGGCGCACGGTCTCATTCAGCGCGCGCACCATTGCCTTGTTGCCGACTTCTTTGCCAAGCCGATCCAGTTGCGCGGCGACCTTGGGGAAGTTGTTCCGGATGCTGATCACGTTGCTCATGCTGATCTCCTCGCCTTGATGCTGGCCTCTGCCGCCCGTACCCGCTCGCACCAGGCACGCCACTGGGCTGCCCCATCGGCGATACGCTTGGCCCAGTAGGCCAACGCCTCGGTATCGCCGGCCGCGATCGCGGCCTTGATGGCCGCGCCGATGTCGGCCTGCTCCTCGACGGACCATTCCTCGGCTTTCGCCGCCGCCGGGAAGTCGATGCGCATTTGTTCGATCACCGCCCAACCTCCGCAAAGGTTGGACGCGAGGTTAGACGGCGGGAAGCCTTGTCCTGCCTAGCTCTGTCTAACCTCCTAACCTTGTCTAACCTGAATGTGCATAGCTGCACGCGCGTACGCGTATGCGTGCGCACCCATGCGCCCCTGCGCGCCCGCTCATGTACGCACGCGCCGAGAGGTTGGACGAGGTTAGGAGGTTGGACAGATGCCCTATCCATGCGGGTTTGCGCCGTCCAACCTTTTCCGGGCCGTCCAACCTTGAGGTTGGACGGAATCACCGATCCCTGGTTAAAACGGCACATCGGTCACCTCCGCCGATGAACCTGCTGCGCTGGCCGACGGTGCTGAATTCTTATCCGTCGGCCGCTCGTAGTACCACAGGCGATTGCCCGAGGTCTCCCGTTCCTTCTTCCATCCCTGGCGCCGCATGATCTTGCTGATCGCCATCGATTCGGCCTTGGCCCGGCCGATCTTGCCGACTTCGATCTTCAGGCAGTCGGTCAGCAATTCCAGCGCCGTAACGCGGCTGACCGTCGTGCCACCCAGGTAGATCACCACGCGCTCGTACCACGGATCAACCACCTCGCGTTCGGCCTGTTCCGGCTCGAACAGCATCTGCTGCTCTTCGGCCAACGGGTGCCAGCGCTCCCCGCGCCGAAACAGATCCACCGCCTCGGCAAACAACTGATCACGCACGCCGGCCAGGCCATCGATGTTGATCGAATCAACCTCCTCGCAGCGCAGTGGCCAATAGCGGGTGTTGCCGGTCTCGTCCTTGAAGTACTCGCCCTCATTAGTCGAACCGCCGAAGCCGACACTGCGCGGGTGATCTTCGGGGGCTGCCGCATAGGGCGCACGAAAGCGATCAACCTGACTCGATATGAACGCCTTGACCATCGTCGAATCCGCGCGGCTGAACGAATCCAGCTCCGCAATCTCATAGACCCACACACCCTGGATGAGCTGGTAGCTGTCCTTGTTGTGCAGGTTGAGCGTCGAGTCGCCATACCACTTGCCGCCGAGTACACGGAATGCTGACGACTTACCGCGATACTGCCGGCCTTCGAAGATCGGCATGAAACGCATCTGACAGCCAGGCCGGTAGATTCGCGCTACCAGCCCGATCAGGAAGAAGCGGCCGACCAACCGGCTGTATTCCGATTCCTTGACGCCCATGAAATCGGTCAGCCACTTGTCGATACGTGACGTGCCATCCCATACCAGGCCATCGAGGTATTCTCGAACCGGGTGGCAGCGGTTCTCATTGGCCGCCCAGCCCACGCTCAGGCTGAGGTTCTGGACGTTCTTGACGATCATCCGTTCCGTATGAGCCAACCACAGGCCGAGACGCAGGGCATCATCGGCATCCCACACCGTGCCCGGCTCGAAACCCTTGCCCGTCTGCCACGGCGGCGGTTTGCGCATCACGATTTTCTTGGCGAATTCGTCGGCCCACAGCACCCCCGACCAGGCCGGGTGATACTTGAGCATCAGATAGACGTTTTCGCGGCAATCCACCAGCTTGCCGTCGCGGCGCAACAGCAGCCGTCGCCAGCCGTGCGGGCCGAACTCGCCGTAGTCCTCATCGTCCGGTGGTGGCCCCTGGCTCGCGCCAGCCCCGGAAGGGGTAGAAGCCGATTCCGGCGGCGGTTCGATCGGATCAACTGCACCAGGCGCGGACACGGCCGCCGTGCGCGCCCGCATGTATTCCACCAAGGCTGCGCCAACAAGGCCTTCATCGATTGCATCGGCGACATCCCATCCGTTCGGCTTCTCGCCCGGCGCCGGGATCGCCACCGACCAGACCCGCGCATTGAGCGCATGCAGATGCTTGTGAATTGCGCGCATCGCCTTGGTACCGGGCTGGTCGGCTTCCGGCAGGATTGGCTTCAATGCCTGCGCATCGGCGAGCGCCTGCTTGCATTGCTCCTTCAATTCCTTGACCAGCGCAACCCGTTCCCGGCCGGCCGGCATCTGTGCCAAGCGGCCATCATCTATGGTCGATTCAATTTCATCCTTCGTGAGCGGCACCCGCTTCGCGTCGCAGTCCGCCCAGGTGATCACCTTGCGCCCCGCCAGCGGTGACCAATCCACCTTCCCCTCGGCATTGCAGCCACCCGGCCAGCTCACCACCACCAGGTCGGGGAATTGCAGCTGAGCCGCATCGGCGCATTTCTCGCCCTCGACCAGCAGCACGGTCGCATCCGGCCGCGCGGCCAGGCGATCCAGGCCATACAACGGGCGCGGCTTCGCAAACGAAATCCAGTGCCACTGCTCGACGCCAGTATCTTCACAGCGCGCCCAGGCCAGCGGGATCGTGTCCTTACCGCCGTCACTGGTTCGGAATCGATACACATAGCCCAGCACCGCACCGGCCGCATCGCGGTAGCACCAGGTCATTTCCGGCAGACCCCGCTTGACGTGCGCCTTCGGCGGTTCCGGTGCATCGGCCGGCGCAGTCAGCACCGGCGTCCATATCGGGTCCGGCTTCTTTTCCTTCACGGACGCACGCCGCATCGTTTCCGGCGGCTTGATCGGCCCCGGCTCACCGGACTCGGGAATGTCGGCACCCAGCTCGCGGCAGGCATCGAGAAAGCCAATGCCGCGGTATTCCTGCAGGAAGGTGATCGCGTTGCCATTCGCCCCACAGCCGAAGCAGTTGTAGAACTGCTTTTTCGCATTGACCTTGAATGACGGCGTGCTTTCGGTATGGAACGGACAGCAGGCCTCGAATTCGACGCCGGACTTTTTCAGCGGCACATAGGCTTCGATTACCCGGACGATATCGACCGCAGCCAACAAGGCCGGCACATCGACCCTGTTCTGCTGCCCTCCGCCTTCCCCTGTTTTTTTGTTTTTTTCGGTCACGGATCAGGCGTCGATGAAGGTTCCGAAAATCCGGCCGACCGGATAGCCGCCGGAGCACAGCCACCAATGGCCCATGATTGCCTCGATGTCGGACACCACGGCCACGGGCGGCCGATCAAGGACAACTGGCGTCAGCCGGATGCCATCGGCAACCGCGACATGCTGCACCGCCAGGATGCGGGGAGCAGAACTCACGCCGGTCGCACGAGCTGCGGCTGCAGGTGTTCGATTCGCTCAACGATCTTCGCCTGTTGCTTGACCGAATCCACGAACTGGCGCTGCAGCTCGGTCATCTCGTCGCGCGGCGCCCTCGACTTCGGCCGTTCGAATCCAGTGTCGTCCGTCAGATAACACATCGCCGCCGAGAACCCCCTGGCTTCGCGGGCCAAGCGCATGACCAACCGCTCCTGCGTATCGCTCAGCCTTTCGCGGCGCTCAGGATTCAACCGATCGTTCAGCCGATTCCTGGCGGGATCGATATCAAGGTCCGGCCACAGCAGCTTGCCGACGGTCTTTGTTCCGCCCAAGGCCTTGATATCGTCCTTCAGCGCCTCTTCCCAGCTCTCGTAAAACAATTCAGGTCCGTGACTCATGTCCGTATACCTCCGTAATTTGGCGTCCGTTTACGGACACCGACGGGCAGCTAAATTCAGGGCAAAAAAATAGGCTGTCGGTGTGGTTGCCACACCGACAGCCGGAAGCCCCGGCGAACCGGAGCAGGAGGAGACGATGAAAGCGCTCAACACAGCAGCACCCTTAAGCCGCCCGGGCACCAGGCGCGGCGGAAGGCTCACCCGCGACGTCGGCGTTTTCGGCCGTACCGCGGAGCAAGCCCC